AATTCTTCTAACAATCCTTTATTTAAGAATTTACCACTCTTTACAGTATCTTCAATGTAGTTTTTTCGTTCTTCAACAAGTTTATTTAATTTGTCAGATGCGGTTGTTTGTGATTTTAGATTGTCTGCTAATTTTGAGGCAAACTCATTTGCAGCCTTGGTATTCTTTCCTGCTTTACCAAGGATATCAGCTAATTCATTGGCGTAATTTCTTGCGCCAAGAAATGATTCTTCAATCTTTTTATAATCATCTGCCATTTAGAACCCTAAAGTTATTTAATTCCGAATGTTTGCTTCATCCCAGGAGGAACTTTATCCAAAGAACCATATGTTTGGATAAGTATCTTCTCTTGTTCTGAACTCATGTCTTTCACTTTTTGTTTAGACCTTTCAATGTCTTTTTCAATCTGTTTAAGTTTGTTATCGGTTTTAGCCTTTTCTATTCTGTGAAAGATTCTATCAATAAAACCCTCATCTACTCCTTTGGAAGATAAGACCTCTCTTAATTTAGTTGCTTTGATGGTTTTCATATAATATCCCTTTGTTATATTCTATAAATATGTAAAAACCCAACAAATATGTCGGGTTCTTATACTACTATTATTTTCTTGGTGTTTTTGACTTGATTTTTCTCATTTCTTTATCATGTGCCTTTTTTTCTTCTTGTTTGAATTCTATTATCTTACCGATATAGAAGTTTCTCGCCCAAACAGGCATATTGTAGACATCGGTGTGACTAAACCCACCATTTCCATGATATATGAGGTCAAAAATTTGAGAATGTAAATGCTTTCTATAATCACTCGGAAGGCCAAAAAAACCCGACATCCATAGGCAGTTGCATTTCTCTCTCTTCCCCGGTCTCCTCAGATACAAATTCAAATGTTAAATCAATATCGGGAACACTTTGGTTGATATACGCTCTGAGTGCCTTTGAATCTACTGCGAATAATTCATTGTCCACGAAATGATTGATGTCTTTTTGGTCATCTGACCCATCTACTGAAAGAATCATATTTTTCATTCTTGTAGTTAACTCTCTTGAAGTCATATCTTTTAATTTACGATTTGCCTTCTTAATTGCTTCTACTTGATGTTTAACTTTTCTTTCTTTAGATTCGGTCATCGCCATAAAGGTAACCTTTCTCTTTGAGGTTGGTAAAGTGAATTCGAACTCATTTTTATGTGGTTCTACTTGATTTTCACCCTCATAATCCTTATTTTGGAATTGAGTAAGGTCGATGTTTTCTTTTTGCTTTGTACCTGGCATAGTTGGGTCGTCAATTTCAACCTTATACTCTTTACCATACCCAAGTACTCTTGCAGCAATCATAATTGCGTTTTTATCACCTGTAACTAAATCTATGTATTTAATTGTTTCACCATCACCATTACCAACGATTAATGACTGAAATAATCTGTCTAAAACAGTTCCGTCTTTAATATATGATTGTGTGGTTAGGATATCTTCCTCTTTTGCGGTCATATACTTCATTTCAACCTTTCCACTTGATAGTGGGTTGTCTTTTGGGTATATAAGTCCTTTTGAGGGTAAATCTATAACTTCCGTAGGGAACTTATAGTCACGAACTTCTCTTTGTTCGTGGTCTTTGATAGCTTTTTGTACCATATCCTTGTCGGAAACTGGGTACTCATCTTCTAATCGTTCTTTTGCCATAATAAAACTCGTTTTATATCTTTTTTTGTTGTACTGTACTATAATATATATGTAACTGGACTATTATTAATACAAAAAGTCTCAAAATTGTTTTAATAATGAGACTTTAAGATTTTAAAATAGATTTTGGATTATCCCCAAGTATAACTACCTTCGGTTCCTGTTAGTGTAGTTACACCACATTCAAATCCATCTGGTAAATCACCATCATAGGTAATTTTTTCTCTTCCACCATAATCGAAGCCATTAATTGGGAGTCCCCAATCTTCATTTGCTTCTTTGATTGTAAAATGTGTTGCAGCTTCTTCACCATTGTCCTTGTCTTCCCAAGTACAATATGAATCATCACCAATCCACTCGACAATATTGTCTTCAATTCTTTTAACTATTAATTTTGCCATATCTTCTCTCCTTTTTGGTTAACCTTTAATAAATATGTAAATTAAATTAAAAAACCCACCTTATGGGGTGGGTTTCTTGTTTCAATTTTTATTACAATCCGTATTTAGTATTGTAGTATTGCGTAATCGTAAGTAAGTGTCATTTCTACTGTTGCTAAATCTTCTCCTGCATAATCCATGTCTGAGAAATTAGCTGATTGAATGTATGCACCTTTAAGTGTCCACTCTTCTACTTTATCACCAACAGGACCCAAACTGTTAAATGTGATATCTTTCTTATAGAAATCAGAGTATCCATCTCTACCTGTTACAGATTCATGATGTAGTCTTACCCACTCCATTACTGCTTGTGCAGCGGAAGGTACGACTGGGTCGTATAAAGTGATTGCTAAATCTTGCCACTCAGAACGACCTTTTACATATCTTCTAACATTGATATGGTCGATGGTAACTTTACCATTGTTTATTTCTGGTCTGGCTGCCGTTTTCACCAAGTATGCAGGAATTCCTTCGATGTACATGATGAACCTATTTGACATTTTAGGTTCAAAGTTGGTGAACATTATTTCATTTGGGTCTAATAATTGTGCCATTTAATTCTCCGTTTTCTCTTTCTAATAAATAGTCTTTATTTTATTTTTTATTCAGGGAACGCTGCGCCAGTTGGAAGTACATTGAAATCAAGTACTATAAACTCTGCAGTTTTCGCTGGTTGAATAAAGATTTCTCCTTTTAAGATGTTTCTATCTATAATATCGGGTGTATTGTTTGATTCGTCCATAATAACTCGGAATGCGTAAAGACCTTGTCTTTGTTGTACTGATTCTAAGTAAGGGTTAACTATACTTAGGAATCTGTTTCTTGTTGCTGCCGTATTATTTTCGAACAATAAATACCTTGAAGATGATGCGATGAACTTCTTCAATGCGATTAGTAATCTTCTTACATTAATTCTGTCAAGAGCTGAAGGTCTAGCTTGAAGTGTCTTCTGACCAAATACCGTAGCACCTTGTCCAGGGAATGTAGCGATTGGGTTAATTCTATTTTCGTATAATGTATCTCTCTCGTCATGAGTCAATCTTGACTTAACTTCGATTACATTTGATAAACCACCTCTATTTAAACCTGCGGGTGCGAACCATGGTTCAGCAACTGCGTCATTAAATGCGATAACACCTGGTAATACAACACTTGGTGGTACCCAGACTGGTTTATTTTTGTCTGTATCAAGAATCTTACACCATGGGTGATAAGTTCCGACATAGTTTGAATCGAATGAACTTAGTGAGTTAACTACTGTTGAGATTGAATCTGTGTAAGAACCTGCGTCCATTACGAAGAATGCATCTTGTCTGTCTTCACACATATCTTTTGCAAAAGTAGTTACTGAAGAGTGTAGTCTATTGATTACACCTGGTAATACTAATAGGTTCATATCATATTCATCAGGATTTGACATTGCGCTAATAGCTTTTCTCATTGCGATTGTACCACCTGCGGTTGCTGATGATAAATCCAATCCTTGCATATTACCTGCAACAATGTTTGTTCCTGTTAGTACTGTTCTGTTTGGTGCGAATCCATCGAACCCACCTTGGAATGGTACTAAGAATTTTTTATTGTCTATAAGACCATCGTTTAGTGCAATTGCTGCTCCATTAGAAGTACATTGACTTAATAAGAACTTAGTTCCAACAGTTTCAGAACTTGAGTCTGGAATTGGGTTTAAGTAGTTTAAGTTATCTGTATTTGTAAAGTCGAATGAATAACCTAAGAATGCTCTTTTGTTAAATTCATTTGCAATTGACTGGTCTGTTACATATGTAGGACTTGGTAAATTATGTCCACTATGTATAGGTGACTTAACTGCTGCGAATCCGAAAGGAACAAGACTTGCATCAAGTGCTCCACCATCCATATCACTATTTACTTCTACTCTAATGTTTACAGATGCGTTTGGATAATCCCCATTTGAAGTAACTTTACCATTGTTATCAACAGTAATATACTTGTCACCAATAACTCTTTTAATGTAGTTAGGTGAATTAGGGTCTAAGTTAAGTCCACTAAATTCTTCTATAATACTTGGTCTAACATCACTATCTTGAACAGTTTGACCAAATATAGAATTAGCAATTTTAGAAGTATCTACTCTTCGTAGGATAACACTAAATGTTCCGTACTCAGAACCAGGAACTTCATTTGCTGGTTTAATATCTCTAATACCAATTTTAAATTCGTAGTTTGTCGAAGTACCATGTGACAATGTGTGGAATCTAAATAAGTTTTTACTTGTACCTGATACATCTTGTGATATGATGAAAGGTGTTGAAGCTTCTTGGTATGCTTTTGTATAGTCAGTTTTTCTAAATGTATCAACTTCTACATTACAATTAGGGTCAGCTGCGAAAGATGACGATTGGAATGAATTGAAGTTCATATATAGGTAACCAAATTCCGAACCATTTTTAGGAGATGAACCAAGTGTTTTTCCAATGTAGTTTACTGCGCTTGGGTCTAATGATGCGGTTGCTATTGCAAGTACTGCTGACTCTGATAAACCTGTTACTGCACCCGATGCACTCATATAAAGTGCGAAGTTAGATGCCGAAACATCTGGTGTTGGTGAAGCTGCTGAACCACTCAAGTTTGTTACAAGTGACCTATCAAATGAACCTGTTGAGTTTGCAACACCACCGAAAGGTACTTTTGTAGTAGGGTGAATTACTGCTGCTACTGAACCACTAATCTTTAATACTAAAGGTTCAACAGTATAACCACTCTGTCCTAATACTCTTACGATAGTCGCAGTTCCTGCGTCTTCTAAATATGATTGTGCAGTATAAGGTAGGTATGAATCTTCTGTCAAACCACCAAATACTTGTTGAAATTCTTGAAAGGACTCTACCTGTGTTGGTACGAATGCAGGCCCCTTTATACTTTGTCCTATAAGTGCCGCACCTATCTCTCCTATACCTTGTGGTAAGAATGAGAGGTCTTTTTCTCTTGTGAATACACCTGGACTAACAATTCTTTCTGCCATTATTTTCTCCTAAATTAAATCTTTGGGTTTACCTTTATATAAATACTCCAAAAATTTCCAAAACGAATACTTATTTGTTAGGTGTGAAAGTATTTGTAGCCACATCGTAAGTTCCCTCACCATATTTAGCTCTCAACTCCACACTTAATTCTCTTTCCTCGTTGGATAATTCTCTGTAAGATTCCATCAAAGTGTTCTTTTCAAGTTTCATTTCATTGAATTGGGCTTCCATGTTTTGAATACCAATTTCAATCTCACCTAACCTTGATGTAATTGATAGAGTTTTACTTTGAATTTCCGTAATTTTTTTAACTTCTTCTTCCGAAAAACTTTTTATTTCTTTTTCTGCCATAACATATTAATTTTATTTACTACACTTATAAATATGGAAAAATTATTCATTACCACTCTTTTTAGAGATTTTAATGCCAGAAAGACTTGGGTCTTCTGAAAATGAAACTTTTCCAATCGATACTGTTCGTTTAGTATTGTTGTTTAGTCCGACATATTCTGGAACGATATAAGCCTTAGTTACTAAAGATATTGTTGCTTTAGTAATTCTATCTTGACCCATCTCGGACATTGTTTCAAATGAGTAAGAATCACCTTTTATTACAAACTTATATCTTTCACCAAAAGAACGACCTTGGAAAAATACAATTTGCTCTACAACTTTGTTAACTTGTTCCATATAGTCACACCAAACTATCACTTCATATTGTAAATCAACATAATCAGGTCTTTCAACTGACATAAATTCTTTCTTTGGATTTTCTCCTGTCAGTATTGCAAATTGGTCGTACTTATTAAGTTTATTGTACTTTCTTTCAAAGAACTGATGTGTATCTTCGTTTTGTGCAACTTTTAATTTTGCTAAATCGGTGTTTACTGATAGATTATCTCTTTTAAAAACAATAACGGGAGTTAACATCATTCCGTTTTCGTCTCTCATAAACCCATCTCGTTGTGCACTTGCCCACTTTTCAGGTGATGCATACATTACAGGAACAGGATAAAATCTTCCATCATCCTCAACAGTTGGTCTTACATCCTTTTCTAAAAAGTTTTTAAATGCAGAATCGATATCGTAAATACCAACACTTACATTTTTTACATTATCCTTATCCCTTCTATACTGCTTTGCTTTATTTAATATAGGGTCAGGTGATGTAGAAGATTGTGTTTGTATAATCTGAGGTTTCGAGTTGTCTGTATTTCTGTATTTAGTTGCCATCGTTTATAGTCCCATTGGTACTTCGTTATCATTTTGGTTTGAATTACCGAATCTTGTTTCTACTAATTTAATACTTGTTTGTCTTGTAACATGACTATCACATATAATAGATACATTTAAACCTTGAGCATCACCACCATCCCAATACTGAGGATTCTTTCCTGCAAAGTATTGATATGAGTATGATGCGTCTATTAGATGATATTCATTATTCCATTGTACAATATCACCAACTGCAGGTACTAAATCTTTTTCTTTTAATGTATCTCTTAAAAACTTAAACTGAACTTCACGAGAATATGATTGTCCAAACTCATCAGATATTTGTGCTGCTTGATTTCTTTCTACTAAACATGGTATTTTTATTGGATTGTGAAATACTTTATTGTCACCCTCACCATATAAATTAGATTTGGTTTCAGTAATCGCAACCATATAGTAATACACTTCTGTATCAATTATATCATTAATGAGTTCTTTGTTCAATTTATTAAACAAACTCATATCTCTTTGTCCACCGAACAATGCCATAAATTACCCTATAAAAATTGGTCTTGGTACTCTGTTTAAAGTTTCCTCTAAGTATTCAGACTCTTCTTTTTTTGCTTCCATTAATGCTCTACGAGAAGTTGATTCTAACATTTCTTTCAAGTCAGTTAACAAAGTTTCTTTTTCAGCCGAAGCTTCATTTCTTAAATCAGACCCATCAAGTGTTACATCTGCACCTGGTATAGGAATAGAACTAAATTTAGCTCTGATAGCACCTAACATTTCTTTTGCTAATGCCAATGCGTATCGTGCAATCCATTGTTTACCTGCACTATTGATATTAGTATATGTTAATCTTCCAAATGGTGCGTTTGATAAATCACTTACAACATTTGAATTTGCAATTGGTGATTTACTTTCACTTTCTAATGTATAATCGAAATATACTTTTGCACCTGTATCTTTTCCTTGAGGGAATGGATATAATCTAATTCGTTGTCCATCTACATGGAATCCATATGATGATTTTCTAATATAATCATTAAATTCAATTGCTTGTAATCTTAATAAGTCATCAAACATTGGTTGCATCATGAATGAAACACCTGGCGAGTAATTACCCCATCCAAAAGTTTCTAACATTTGCTGAGAACCTAATCCTGTTCCGATGAATGGGTCAAAGTATCTTATGATTGCTGGTGGTTGTGTATGGAATACTCGTCTAAGTACGATACCATCATTTACTGAACCATTTTCTAAGTTCACCACATTTGCATCAGATAAATCATAAATTTGTTTACCTGCCACCATTTCAAAAGAACCTGTATATACTGTTACTCGTCCACCACTTAATGCTTCAGTACCATAATCTTTTGCTATACTAACCATACCATTTAGATTTGGTGCAATCTCAGTATCAGACAAATCAGTACCTAAAGCAGTACCTTGTATTGACAACATATTTTCTTTTGCTCTGTATTGATTTACTTGTGAAGAGTATTCGTTAGCTGCTTCTTCAAGACAAGTAAAAAAGTTTATATCTTGCAACTCGACATCTACGATTGGGTATCCCAATCTCTTCGCACACCATTCTGCTACTTTCGGAGCGTCATTCTGAAATTGAGTATCAGAATCAAAGAATCCGAAAGGAGTTGATGAACCACTTGAAAATGAACCTGAACCAGGCCATATTGGAATGTTTACTGCCATTTAATTCTCCTCTATGTATATAAATATGGAAATAATTAGCTTTCCCTATTTTCCATGAACGAAACTACAATATAACGAGTACCTTTAGTGGTTGCACGCGCTCCATGCTTATGAGTTATATTGCCAGGATGTAATGTTGCGTAACCAATTGGATTTTTTACTAACTTCTTTTGTCTTCTGAACCAAGTACCACCACCTTCGTATTCATCTAAATCTGATAGTTGTACTAAACAAGTAATATCTGCCCTATCGTGATGTATTCCCAAGTGTCCTTGTGCAGTTGGTATATATTTTGCTAAAAAGTTTTCGGAACTCATACTATCCCATCCTTTACCTTCTAACGCCCATAAATATACTGCAACTTGCATAACATAGTCTTTCAATACATCATTATATATCTCGTCCATTCCAATTTCTGTTATCAACATATCAGTTGTTGGGTAATTTTCATGTCGGTCAAAAGTCCATCTATTAGAATGTTCGGCTTCTTCTCTAATCATTTTACAAAATTCTTCAGTAAATAAAGGAAATTGAAAACAACTATCAAATGGTTCGTCTACTATCAAATCCCATTCCTTTGTACGAGCTGAATATGATATGAATTTTTTTGTCCACTCATCTTTGTTGTCCCAATATGTGTATAGTTCTGGATGAAGTTTTTCAAATCCAAAATCTTCTGGCGGAGTAAATCCTCTTGCCTCATCTGGTAACTTATCATTCACCAAATTATACCACTCTACATATCTGTCACTCCAATTTTGTTTTCTTGCAAATTGTTCAGCACTATCTAACAACTTCTTGTGTTCTTTTGCTTGTTGACTTGAAAAAGCAAATGCTGCGATAAATGTATATCGCATAAGGCCTGTATTTTTATTTTCCCATTTGTAGTTATCAGGGGAACTATCATCAAATGGAGTTTCACCTGACTCATGAGTATGTGAACTTATTAATGTACTTTTATTATCGAGTAAGTGTTTTAAATTACCTGTATCAGATGATAGAAGTTTAACTCTACCCATCATCATTTCAAGAGCAGTTATACAATATGTTTCAGGATACTGAGATGGGTAAATCCACCACTCAGAAGATTTAATTTGTTTGTATAACTCAGATGGATTTAGTGAACCTAAATAATGTACATCAAAGTCTCTTTCATAAGTTGGGTAATCTTTTTTTATTCGTTCTAAAGTGTCCCAATCATTAGTATAAGGTGGTGATGCAACCCACAAAGTTAAATTAGGATTAATGTTTTTTAAATCATCCCAAATATTTAACAGATTCCACAATCCTCTATCAGGTCCAGATGTGTAAATTACTTTGTCTTTAAATTTTTCTTGTTGGATGGAATCAAAGTCGGATGGGTTTATAGCATTTCCTATAACTTTAACCTTTTCAGAGTTTAAATTATATTTTTTCACTAATTGACCCTTTTGCCACTCTGATACTGCGATTATATTTGTTAATTTAGGATGGTTTAGATAATCTACTCCATCATTTGGAAGAGTCTCACCATTATACCATGAATAGAACTCTAAATTATGTATCCAAAAGTAAGAACTATCGAATGTTATATTTTTATCTTCTAAAACTTTAAAGTAATGAATGTAATTTGATGCAATAACAACATCAAAGTGTTGATTGTTATCAATATTGTCATAATCAATAAATTTTAGATTATTTGTTTGACTATTTGAAACTTCACCTGTAATTATTACCTCGTGACCTTTCTTTTCAAACTCTTTAGCTAAGTTAATGACGCAATATTCAGAACCACCCATACCTTTTTGTTTTAGTATGGTGTCATTAATTGGTTCGTTTTGATATCCTACTGTAAATAAAACTCTCATATCTATTCTACTATATAATTAACAAATTCTTCGTTTTTACCATATCTGTCATAATCTCTATAACTGATATCTTTTATTGAATGGTTTTTTTCATAATCCCACATCCAATCTTCTTTTCCTAATTCCTCAAATCTATCCTTTATTTGAGTATCATAATAATCTCTAATTAACCTTGCTCTTCGGTTAATATCAACTCTATTGTTGTCAACAGTAGAGTCTCCATTATTATATTGTACATATAACATTTTTTTAAGATGAATAAATTTAGTTTCTAAAAATGTTTTAATAATTAATTCTAAATCATCTGCGACTGAAATATTTCTATTGTGTCCTCTGATTTTATGATACACATCTCGATTCCAAACTCTACAATGGTTTGGCATCCCAATATTAAATCTAATTGTTTTTGGATTTATTTCAGGATAATGATGTACTAACCACTCTTTATCATCAATCTCTTGCCAAGTATGACCTGCGTAACCCCATACAAATCCATTCTCAGAATGACCATACCAATCATCACCTATGTAACCATATATTCTCGGTGAATTATCCTTTTCAACTTCAGTTACATCTGTATAAATAAATCCAGCATCTGTATGTTTCTTACTTGCATCAAGAACATCTTCTAAACAAGTTGATATTAACCAATCATCGTGGTCTAATTCAAATAACCACTCACCATTACATAACATTGCCGCTCTATGTTTAGCCTCACCAACATTTCCACCTGATATTGGTGATATTCTATATGGTTTTACCCTATAATCTAATTTAGCTATATGATTTATCATTTGCCAAGTTAAATGATGGTCTTCTGGTGAATCATCTACCACAACCCACTCCCAATTGTGATATGTTTGTTCTAATAGAGATTTGTATGTTCTAAATATTCTATTTTCAGTTTTATATGTTGGAGTGAATACTGATAATAGTGGTGAATCTTCATTACTATAAACTCTATTTGATTCACATGACCAAAAAGTTGACTGACAAACTACATCATTCGCTATTACATTATCAGGATAAATTTCTTCTGCATTAACTATCTTAGATTTTACAATATCATCGGTTACATTTTGTAATTCCGATGGAATTTCACCTATTACATAAATAATATCAGCTTTATGTTTGGATAAATGTGATTTCCAATTTTTAGCATCTCTGTATGAATAAATTACAACATTTTCGAATAAATCTTCTTCGTGATAGATGTCGGATGTTAATTCGTATTTACCAAATCGTTTCCAACCATATACTAATGCCGTTGGTAAAGTAGTCTTTTGCATATCTTATCTGTAAGGTTCACCACCAACCCATAAAACAAATGATTTTCGTATACCACTTGTTACGGGAGTTACTCTATGTAAATAAAATGAAGGAAATATAATCGCTGCTCCTTTTTTAGAAGGTGCAGTCAATTCTTTTCCAATATTAAATTGTAAGTCACCACCTTCGTATTCATTTGAATCTGAAAGTTGTACTGTTACTGATATTTTTCTTTGATTTTGTATCTCTATACCACAATCCATATGCCAATCATACCCACCTTCTTGACTTCCGTAATATTCAGTATATTGAATTGATTCATTCATAGTAGATAAATCAAACTTCCACATTTTTTGATTTGATTCTACAATCATATTGTGAAGTTTTTCATAAACCCATCCCCATTCTTGATTTTGAGGACACCATTTTACTCTTGATTTTCTATAATCTGATTTTTTTGATGATTCACCTTCACCTGTTGCTGCATCTTCAAATGGAAGGAGTTTGGTCATTTGTTCTATTTGACTTAATTCAGTTGAATCAAACCCATCTGCGAACCAATAATAATCTGTGAAATTTACATCCCATCTATGAGGGTTTCTATCGAATCCAAAATTTGCTCTCATAACTTTTTTAATGTTTGTATATAAATATGAAAAATAATTTAGTAAAAGCTACCACTATGTACAGACCTTATGATATAGACATCATCACCTGAAGACCATCCATTTGGTTTAAATGTTAGTATACCACCTTGAACTTCAAAATATCCTAAACCACTCATCGAAGCCCCTTGAGCACCAATTACACCTTTTACACCTTGAACACCCGTATTACCTTTAACGCCAGTACGACCACCTGAGCCAGTTGCACCTTTATTACCTGCATTACCTTGAGCACCTTGAACACCACCACCACCTGTTGTACCTTTAGAACCTTTATCGCCTGAATTACCTGTTTTACCTTTTAGACCTTGTAAACCTACTGCGCCTGTATTACCTTTATCACCTGCGAGGCCTGTATTCCCTTTAATACCCGTTCTACCGCCAGAGCCAGTTGCACCTTTATTACCTGCATCACCTTGAGCTCCAACTGCACCTTGGTTTCCTGTATTACCTTTAGAACCCTTATCGCCTGCATCACCTTGAGCTCCAACTGCACCTTGTAAGCCCGTTGCACCCGTATTACCTTTATCACCTGCTACGCCTGTATTACCTTTTACACCAGTACGACCACTTGAACCAGTTGCACCTTTATTACCTGCATCACCTTGAGCTCCAACTGCACCTTGATTACCTTGGTTACCTTTTGCACCTTTATTACCTGCGAGGCCGGTATTACCTTTATTTCCTTTAACACCTTGGTTACCAGTATTTCCTTTATTACCTGCATCACCTTGAGGACCTGTTGCACCTTTTACACCTGTTCTACCACCTGAGCCAGTAACACCTTTATTACCTGCAGCACCTTGAGCACCAAGTAGACCTTGATTACCAGTATTTCCTTTAGAACCCTTATCGCCTGAGTTACCTGTTTTACCTTTTAGACCTTGTAAACCTACTGCGCCTGTATTACCTTTGTTTCCGGCAACACCCGTATTACCTTTTACACCTGTTCTACCACCTGAGCCAGTAGCACCTTTATTACCTGCATTACCCTTAGTACCTTTATCACCTTGGTTACCAGTATCTCCTTTAGCACCTTTATCACCTGCGAGGCCTGTATTACCTTTTAGACCTTGTAAACCTACTGCGCCTGTATTACCTTTGTTACCTGCATCGCCAGTATTACCTTTTACACCTGTTCTACCACCTGAGCCAGTAGCACCTTTATTACCTGCATCACCTTGAGCTCCAATTGCACCTTGTAAACCTACTGCGCCAGTATTTCCTTTAGAACCTTTATCGCCTGAATTACCTGTTTTACCTTTTAGACCTTGTAAGCCCGTTGCACCCGTATTACCTTTATTACCTGCGAGGCCTGTATTCCCTTTAATACCCGTTCTACCACCTGAGCCAGTAGAACCTTTATTACCTGCGAGGCCTGTATTTCCTTTAACACCTTGGTTACCAGTATTTCCTTTACTACCCTTATTACCTGCATCACCTTGAGCTCCAACTGCACCTTGTCGACCTACTGCGCCTGTATTACCTTTGTTACCTGCTACGCCCGTATTACCCTTAACGCCTGTTCTACCAGTTGAGCCCGTACCACCTTTATTACCCGTATTTCCTTTTGCACCTGTTAGTCCTGTATCACCAGTATTTCCCTTAGCACCTTTATTACCTGCGAGGCCTGTATTTCCTTTATTTCCTTTAGCACCTTGATTACCTTGATTACCTTTAGCACCTGCGAGGCCTGTATTACCTTTTGCACCTGTTGCACCTGCCGAACCTGCTGCACCTTTATTACCTGCGAGGCCTGTATTTCCTTTTACACCTTGGTTTCCTGTATTACCTTTAGAACCTTTATCGCCTGAATTACCTGTTTTACCTTTTAGACCTTGTAAGCCCGTTGCACCCGTATTACCTTTATTACCTGCGAGGCCTGTATTCCCTTTTACACCTGTTCTACCACCTGAGCCAG